ATGAGTCATGTGGGCCTTCTCCTGGTTTTTGTTCGGAAAAACAAGGATACCTGGGAGAAGGCTTTTTTCAAGTGTTGAGAGTGTTTTCATGCTTCTCAGTTCTTTCTACCCGTCACTTTTGAGTAATTACAATTGCCACTCCGAAGCAAATCAGGAGTGTTCCTAAAACCATAAGGCCGATACCGCCAGCCCCAACCAGACCGCCTTTACTGATCGGCAAAGAATAACCAAACATCAGCAGTTTGTAACCAATCCCCCCTGGGATTCCGCCCAACAGGAGAGCAAAAAACACCTTTGCCAAGAAGGGTATCCACACCAACAGAACCCCGATTCCAAGCACGACGCCGATAGCTATGAGGATGGATTCAAGAGTACCGGGCATAAACCTACTCCTCACCCGATTCGCTTAATTCTAACCCAGCTCAAGATGACCCAAAAGCAAAAAATAATCGAGCTTCTTTCTGACGGTGGCTGGCATTGTTCCCGCGAGCTTCATCAGATCGCTTGGCGCTTTGGCGCTCGCCTTTGGGATTTACGGAATGAGGGCTACAAGTTCGAGAAGCGATCTTGTGATTGCATCGGCGGGAATAAGACGAAGTTTGAAGATTGGAAGTTAGGGGCTGGCCCGGTTTTAGTGAAAGATCGACACTACATCACCAATCCCAGCGGCCAACCAGAGTTTATTCCTGATTCAACGTATGCTAGGCATTCCTAAGCCCTTTTGTTATCCACTTTTTGATTTCATTAATCAACGTCTGTCCTGAAATTTTCCGTCTGCTTCCGTCTAAAACATAACCTCACCAGCATTATTACGAAAGCCAGCCATTGAAGTGTCCAGTTGTATATAATCGGAAAGACCAGGTATGCGGCTTTCTAAGTACACGATGCACTCTTTAGTAATTTCGATCACAATCGAAGCTTCATCGTAGGAAAATGGACCTGCCCCTGCATGGACAGCCCCATTCCGTTTTTGATATAGATCGGAATTCCATCGATCATAAAGTGGTGTACCGACAAACTTATTAAATGACAGAGAATTCCTTGTGCAATAGTCTTTAGTCCATTGATCGAGTCTCTGAAGTCTTTTCTTAATCCCCCAATATTTGTCATCTTTGTCAATCGTTGATAATGCCTGAGCTTGTGTCATCCCAGAGTCCACCATTAGCTTCAGCAGAGAATCACTAACATAGACCTCAAAGGCTGTTTCGGCATGGACGATAGCAAGTTTGTATTCCCGTGACTTCTGCAAACACTTTAGCGCCTCCAGAATAAGTTCGTAACACAAAGGCATTTCGTATTCATCTAGTATAAGGTCGTTAAAGATAGTCAGGCCATATTCATTTAGTTGCCCTCTAGGACCAAGCAATTCGTAGCTGTTTGTCCTTAAAACCCGAGAAGCCCCATATCCATGCTTTTGGTTGAAATATCTAGGCATTTTCAGAAGCCGATCAAAAAGCTCTCGTGGACTTATTCCGATTTCTTCAGCGGTCAGCGGGCTTGTATGGGAAGTACCAAGATAGAAATTTTTCTCAAAGGATACGTGCGCAACCCTATAATCCTGACTTAGTAATCTGTACTTATCCAGAAAAGGATTTAGGATTCCGCACGGATCGATCTTCAGTACCCGCGCTACATCTAAAAACTCGATCACATCCAGCCTTCTTTCTCCTCTCTCATACTTTGATACGTAGGATTGGGGTTTCTTGAGCCTTTTTGCTACTGCATATTGCGAGAGTCCCTTTTCCTTGCGAGCGCGGATGAGAATTTCTAAGAAAAGTTTGTATCTACTCGTAAAGACCGATTTCGTCACGGAACGGAATAATAAAACCCAGGATAGGATAAACCCAAAACGGGTTTAAGAATGGCGCTGGACTTCTAAGAGCAAGAGGCATATAATCGGTGCGCCTTGGAAGGCAAGCTCTTGCTCCTGCTCTCAGACCGTACCTCTTCCTGTCACACCTTCCAAGCCATTCCTACAAAGGCTTAAAGGAGGTCTTTTCATGAAAAAGTTGTTGAGTATTGCAGGTATACTCTTTTTTCTACTTATTGGAGTAGTCGTTGTGCCTGCTTCTGACTGGAAAGACGAGCTAAAACAGAAGCTTAAAGGAATGGTAACGCTTGTGAAAACCGCAGGACTAGGCGGTAGCGACCGCAATCGGGTGAAGGAGCCCGGAACGGTATTAGTTATCCAAAAGGACGGCATCACAGGAGATAAGGCGAACGACTTTACCACTACAGATACGAAAGTACGTGATGGCAAGGTAATTCAAGCAGGAGGCTTCCTGAATAAGCAGAACCAACATGCGTTCAAGCCAGGCGAGCGTGTGTATGTGTTCCAAATTGACGTGAAGGATAATGAGATTTGGTATTGGATTCTTTCTACGGAGACTTTTTCTATTACTGAGGAGGGAAGTACCCAACAGACGCGCTATAAAGGGCTGATCAAATTCCAGTTCCCGAAAGACTATCTTGCTACCGCTGATTTTGCCAAAGTGAAAGAAGCGATTGACGCAGTGCTAGTAACAGAAGATGTGGCAAAAGCTGCCAATACCAAAACCATTGAGTTGGGACAGACAACTGAACAGGTAGAAACGATCCTTGGCAAGCCGGAGAAGATCATCAAGTTGGGAGCGAAGGTAGTGTATGTCTACAAAGACATGAAGGTTATTTTCACGGACGGGAAGGTTTCCGATGTGCAATAGGGAAGGAGGAGCCATGAAAAGCTCACAGATTGTAGCCCTGCTATTAGCACTGTTTATTTCACTCACGGCGTGTAGCAATACCCAAGGGCCAACAAGCTCCTCATCAGTAACCGAAGGCACTGATACTAAGAGTGATGAAAATTCTAATACTAGCTCGATCTCTACTGGACCTAGAGCGATAGGTGCAATTAATATCTCGCCCTTTAGAATATTGAAAACTGGTTATTGCCCGTACATAACTTTCAGTCCAGATGGTCAAGTATTGGCCTGCTTGGGAGGCTCTAAGATACAACTGTGGAATGTGAACTCTGGACAACTTCTGAAATCAATAAATTGGGGTAAGGAGGATTTTCCTCAATCTACGGGAATAGTGTTTAGTCCAGATGGAAAGTTTCTTGCACTAGGCGAGTATAGTTCTGGCGCAGAGATACGAGACGTAGACAGTGGGAGATTGGTCTATACTTTTCCCCATGAATACATAACCCAAATAGCTTTTAGCCCAGATGGACAATTATTGGTAACTGCCTCGAGTTCTGGCAAGGTGTGGGACCTGCGTACAGGAAACTTGCTTCGCACTGAAAACTGGCAGGGAGAAAAACGAAGCGCAGCGATTATTGCTGGTTGGAAATATGAGAGATATTTGAGCTACGGTTCTTACGGACAGCCTAACGAACTATTATCACCAAATGGTATATTGAAGGCAACAATAATTAAAGCAGATGACGTAACTGATAATGGGGACCAGATTAAACTTATCCGAACCGGCGATGGTAGTGTTTTGCATACATTTCGGCTACTTCCTAGGAGTTTTTATAGGCTGCAGGACACAGCCTTTGGTTTTAGTCCCGACGGGACACTACTAGCTGCAGTTAGTGACGGACAAACACTGGATTTTTACGTTGGCGCTGAGAACAATATATCTAGGGGATTACCATGGAGAGCATACGTATGGCGCACCAGTGACGGCCATCAGTTGCTCAGTCTTAAAGACAGTCAAATTGGAGGTGAGAAACAACTCAGCTTTAGTCCAGATGGCATGAGCTTTGCTATAAGTATCGGAAATAAGAGCATGGTACGGCTGTGGCGAATTAGTTACGAATAAATTTGACACTCTATTCACTTCCTGCCATTCTGCGGGTAGAGCTATCTCCGCATAGCACCCTCACACTTCCGGCTCTTCCTTAATGGTCGATACGTCTGGCCGACCTGCCCCTGAAAAGGGGTAACTTACCAGACATAGGGAAGGACTGGAGATGCGAAGGTCCTATGGCTCGCCCCCCAACGTACACCATTGAGTTCATCGAGCAGCTTGCAGACAAGCTCGAACAGTGGATTGCCGATCCCAAGAATTTTTGGCTCGGCGACTTTGCCAGTGACAACGGGTTATGGCGTCAGAGGCTTGATGAGTTTGCCGACAAAAGTGAGAAGTTTTCGGACGCCCTAAAAAGAGCCAAGACAATACAGGAATCCAGAATCGTGCAGGGTGCAATGGCTGGTATTCTTAACAGCACGATGGCTATTTTCTCGCTCAAGAACGTCGCGGGATGGAGAGATGTGCAGGAAACCGAAAGCAAAACCAATATCACTTTTACCGGCTTTGATAAACTAAAAGACGAAGACCTTGATGCCCTCATCGAGAAGCTTAAAGATTCAACTAGCCAAAGCTCTTCTGGAAAAGCAAAAGCGAATACAGCAAAACCCGCTAAAGTACGCCCGTCAGCACCCAAAGCAACAGCAAGCAAGTAACGCTCGGAAGGCCATCCGCGCCCTTTTTTGGGGAAACCGAACCGGCAAGACCGAATGGGGAGCGCAGGAAGTCGCAAAGGTGGTATTGGGCGAACACGAATGGATCAAGCCAGGCGAGGTATGGAGCTTCTGTCCTTCGTTTGATGAGCAAAAGGACACTACACAGAAGAAGCTCTTAAAGTACATACCCGAACACCGTATCCGCGATACCATCTGGCTCCGCAAGGGAATAATCAAAGAACTGATCCTCGACACCGGAGCCAAAGTCACCTTCAAAAGCTATGAGCAGGGAAGAGAGAAAGCGCAGGGAGCAGGAAAAACTCTGATCTGGTTCGACGAGGAGCCGCCGCGAGACATCTGGGAAGAATGCTTTGTCCGGCAAGAAGCAGGAGTACCGCTCCACATTATCCTCACGATGACCCCGGTAAAGGGAATGACCTGGGTGTACAACGAGATATACCTTAACACGCAGAACCCCGACATTTTCACCAGCGAGGCAGAATGGAATGACAATCCCTTCCTTACGGAAGAACAGAAGGCGCAGATGCGGCGGGGTCTCACGAAACAGGCGCTTCTAGTCCGGGAGAAGGGAAAGTTCGTAAAACAGGTAGGATTGGTATGCACTTGGTTCCGGCGCGACAAGCACATTGTAGACATCAGAGAATTGCCGTCCGGCGACACATATTGTGCAATAGATTTCGGCTTCGCGGTTCCGACAGCAGCCCTATGGGTCCGAATTGACCGGGAATTCAACTGGTGGATATTCGACGGCTTCTATCGGAGAGGACTCACCAACCCCGAAATCCAGCAACTCATACGGCAGAAAGAAGCAGGCATCGGAAGAGTAATACGAATCGCAGACTCCGCGCAGGCAAGCGATATAAAGCAGCTTAACGATGCGGGAATCTCCATCAAGGGAGTTGAGAAAGCGACCGGCACGAGCAAACAGAACTGGGACGAATGGCGGGCAAGCCTGCTTGAGCAGCAGGGGAGAATTCAGGAGCTAACCGGCAAGCCAAAGCTCTTCATATCCAGCAAGCTTGTTGACACAGACGACGACATTACCAGCCCCACCTATGGTACGGAATACAATTTTCTGGTAAAAGAAATAGAGAACCTCCGTTGGGAAGAAGCAAAGACAGAACTCGGCATAGAGCAGAAACCGATTTGGGGCAAGCAGCCCAAGCACGCGATAGATGCCCTCTCCTACCTCCTCGCCACAATTTACAAGCCAAAACAGCCAGTCCCGCAGTACCAGAGCGCGGGCGGCGTGAAACATTACATTCCAGGCATCGGCTAATATGCATTTAGACAACGCATCGCTACTCCTAAAACTCCAAAAGGACAAACAATCCGGCTTTGAGTATCAACGCAGGAGACATGACCAGTGGAAAGAGAATTATGAGCTCTACCGCGATACTGTCATAGTTAATCGCTTGACCCAGCGCCAGTCGGTCAATGTCCCGCTCATGAAGGAGACCATACGGACTCTGCGCTCCAAGTTCAAAAAGCGCACATCGCTTTCCTTCGAGGAGCTTTCCAATGACAAGCAGAAGGAGATTTTTTTGAATGAATACTGGATTTGGACCGTCGCCCAGGCCAATCTCCGTGTGAAGGATGTTCCAAATAAAAATCAGGGGATGCTCTACGGGCGGACATTCTGGAAGCTAAATGTGGCCAATGGTCGCTTCTACGGCGAGGTGCTTGACCCGCAGGATATTCTTGTTGACCGCTACGCCGATCCCGCCGATCTTTTCGGATTCAATAGATGATCCGAAAAATAGAAAATGAAGCGAGCTTGTGCTGCCCACCATCAAGTGGACACACTTTTCCCCTTGCATCCTCCTCAGCCGAAGATGCGGTTGAGATGTACCAACCCGACGACTG